CGAGCTTTTTCAGTCCTGAAATAGTGCGGTCAAGCCATGTTTTGACGGTTTTTAACCGCTCGGCGGAGCTTTGTGCCGAGCTGCCGGCGCTGTGTTCTGCCTGCTCCGCTTCACGGAGCTTGGCTTTGTACACGTCGATTTGCCCGGTAAGCTGTTCAAGCTTTGCCTGCTTTTGAGCGTATTCTGCTGTTTCGCTGCCCATCGGCGCAGACCGATTCACTTCTGCAAGACGCGCCTTGTAGCTCTGTAGCTTTTCTTCGGTTGCCGTGATTTCGCTTTGCAGTTTCTTCCACTGGCTGTCCTTATTCAAAAAATCCTGCAGCGTTGCGTCGTCATTATATGAAATACCAAAATCAGACCGCTTTTTGTTGATGATTTCATCAGCACGGCGGTCGAGCTGATTCAGCTTTGACTGTGCCTTGTCGATATCCGCTTCAAGGCCTTCCGCAACTTTGGGCTTTACTTTGGCGTTTCCAAGCGCTTCAAGCTCTGCCCTTAGATTTTTGACTTCACTCTCAGCGGCGGCTATTTTGTTTTGCAGCTCGATTGTTTTGGATGATAGTTCTTTGGTTCCTTTTGTAAATCCGTCGCTGTCAATCTTTGTTTTAAAAACAAGATTTCCGTCCACTGCCATATCTTTTCACCTTCTTTTTGGCATAAAAATAGCGCACATTCATGAAAAACGTAGAATGTACGCATAAGAAAAGCCGCTCCTTTTGGAACGGCTAATATTTTTTAATTGTCATTAATCATATCGTAATCGCACCAAAAAGTCAAACCAAATTATTAATAAACGCTTCTTCCTCGTCAAGCTCCGCTTGCTCGGCGGCGGTGAGCTTGGGTTTAATGATAATCATTTCCTTGTGAGAATCAAAAAACTCCTGTTCCCATTTTTCAAGCCGTTTGCCCTTGCCGCGTTTTTCGCGGATGTTCAAAACATTAGACAGTAAGCCCTCGCCGATGGTGTCGAAGTATCCGAGGAACGTCCACCAATGGATGTATGGGGCGCTGCGCGTTTCGTAACCGGCAACTTTATTGACTTCGGGGAAAATCAAACCCTCGTCCTGCTCCCAGTCGATAATTTTGTACGGCACCTTTTTCAGCTTGACCGTGCTGCCGCCGTCCAAAAACCATGACGCCTGTTCAAGCGCGCCATTAATATCATCCGGCTTTTCGATATAGAGACAATCAATGCAGGCAAGCATTTTATCAACATTTGACAACTCGGGGTCGTTATATGCTTCAAAAATCGTCAGCGCCACACGGTAGTCGGTGCGGATTTGGTATTCCTTGCCGTCGACTGTGAGGGCTGTCGGTAGTGCACCAATCATTTGAACTGCTTGGCGGCGTTGCTATATTTTTCAATGCGTTTCTGAGCCGCCTTGCCCTCCGCTTTCAGGTCTTTTTCAATCTCGGGGATAATAGCTTCTAAGAAGCCATACGCCACAGGCTGACCGTCAATATACGACAGACAATTCATGCTGCCGAAAACGACCTCGGAAACATTATCGTCAAAAATGATGTCAAGCTCCGCCTTGACCTTCTTGTCTGCTGCCTTGATTTTTTCCAAAATGACGTCGGCGTCGTCGGTGTTTTTGAGCTCCTCGAGCTCCTCTGCCACGGTGATGACTTTTTTCTCAAAGTTTCTCAAGTTGTCAATCAGGCTAAAATCCGTGGTTTTCACGCGGATAACCTTGGCTTCGTCGCCGTTGATGGTGTATTCTTTATAACCTTTATTAATTTCAAGATTACGCATATGCGCTACTCCTTTTATTTTCGAGATGATAGGGAGCGGATAATCACCGCTCCCCTTGTGTTTTTATCAGGCTGCCGGTGTAAATGTCGGCACCTTGTCTGTGATGGTAACGGTACCCTGCTTGCGGTTGCCGTCAAAGTTGATATTAAACGGGATGTTCACGCCGCCCTGAGCGCCGCCGTAGGACTGCGGCTTGACAATACAGTCCTCCATCCATGCGTCGTATTCGACGTTGTCGCCCTTCTTGTCAATCACGACCTCGAGCACCTTGGTCTTGCAGTCGTCGCCGGTCAGACGGTTCATAGCGATATCCTTAATTTTGGAATAAATCGTGTCGCCGGTGTTGGCATAGTAGGTGTCTGCCGAGATAGACGGCTCATAGCCGTTATCATCGGTGACGGTTTCGTCAAGAATATTCTTTTTAGTTGATGTGTCGGGGTTGAGCTCCACCGACATATCCTCGATGTCCTTACCGATTAAAAACCAGTTAGGGGTTTCGCCGCCGAAAGAGGCGTCGATGTAGTGAAGCAGGTAGCTTCTTTTGAGCTTACCTACAGCTGTTGAATCAGGCATTTAAAATTCCTCACTTTCGATTGAATAATTCGCGGTAATCTGTAGCTGATACCGCACCGCGGTGTTTAGATTGCCGTCGGGTATGTTAAACAACATACCGTTGGCACAGGTTATTTTTGTGAGCTTACCTGTCAGCTCGTTTTCGCCTATTGCCGCCGTAACCTCCTGATTATCGGCGTAACGTTCAAGCCACTGCTGAAGCTCCAGCAGCAAGCCTGAGTTACACAGCCTGTCATAATCGTTAAAAGACTGAAAGTCAGCGTATAGGATAAAGGTGTGCTGCCGTTCCTGGTTGCCGAGAACGTCCTCTTTAATTAATTTGTCGCCCGTTGGATATAAGCCAAATTCACCGGGCGCATTTTCGTTGTAGTCGATGTGCAGGCTGTTGATTTGCGGGAACTCCAGCAAAGCCGCCTGCACGGTTTCGATGATATTCATTTTGCAGTTCCTCCCATGATTTTGGCAGCACCGGCGCAAATTTCGGAGGCGTGGTCTGCCTTCATACGTTCAAACCACAACTTACCTGCCTGCGGATGACGGCTTGTGTCATAGGTCATCTGTCTGCCGGTTGGATGTTTCTTCTGCCCCTTCGGGCTAAAGAAACCGACAAGCTGACCGCCCTCATAGATAGGAATATTCGGACCGTAGATTTCACCGTAGTATAAGTACCGCGCATATGGGCTGAGATAGCGCAGCTCACCGCTGCCGATGACCGTTCCGAGCTTCACGCTTTCCTCAAGCATACCATTCCTCCGCGGTGTATACGGCACCATCAGGCGCATACACTCGCTGTCTATGAACGCCTGCGCCTCGTTAAGCTTTGCTGTCATGTCTGCACTAAAGGTCGGGCTCCATTGAAACTCAAAAACGCCGTTATAATTCAAATTTTGCGGCTGTGTGATTTTCATACTTCGTCACCTCGCGGAAAATTTGAAGTGTTGGAGCTGTGGTGAGCCGTAAAGCAGCTTATCCGCACTCATCACGGTATGACCGTCAAAGGAAGCATTAAAAGCTCTTAGGCTCTCAGACGCGCTCTGCGGTGTGGAATTGTCAAACGTAAAATGACACTCGCCGCTGACAATCAAGTCTTGCGCGGCGAATTTTCGGGCGGTGAGTAGTGCTTTCAGCTCGTCGTCAATGTCCTGTGCAAATATATACACCGTCACGCCGTCAGCGCTTGTCAAGCCGCTTTTGAGCACGTTTGCCGCCTTGCTTTCCTGCCAGTGGCAGAGAGGGATATAATATCGCTCAAAGCCGTTGCCGGTTTTGAGATAAAGCGTGCAACTTTCTCTTGTCAACATAATTGCCCCCCTCCGCCGGTGAGCAGTCCATCCGCGGCAAGCCAAGAGTTTATAATAGATTTAACGTCTCGGGGCAACGCCTGCCGCGTGCTCTCTGCGTTCTCGTATGTCACCGAAATATCGCCCACCTTTTCAGAGATAACCCCCTGCGCTGTGGGGCTTGTCTCACTCTTATAAAACAGCTCGGCAAGGTCACAGCAGCAGTTTTTTATCGGTTCGGGCGGTTCGTCGGCTTCGCGAAAAGCGCCGTATGTGTAGGCGTTGATAGAAACACTCGCTTTTCGCGCGTAGAACGGAAACGTCTCGGGGGTTATCACAGCCGCCCTGCCGTTTAAATATTCGCGCTCGTAGTAGCTATAATCAGCATAGACGGTCATAGAATCACTCCTTAGGCTTTTCTTTGCCGGGCTTTTCTGCCTTTTTCCCGGTAGGCTTTTTACGTTCCTTTTCGGGAATCCATCCTACTGTTCTCATGGGCAGTCCTTACGCCTTGTGGCTCAGGTAGATACCTGCCACTTTGTTCTTGTACGCGTCGACGAGACCGTACTTGCGGTACTTAAGAATATAGGCGTCGCTGTTCGGGTTGTTGGCAGGAGCGATAATGTCGTTGGCGATGTGCTTGTCGTACTTGATAATCGCAGGCTTGTGGATAATCATAAAGTTGATGTCCTTGCCTGCGGTAGCTTTTCTGTAATGACCGGCTTCCTCGCCCTCGCTTTTGCCATCCAACAAGTCAATCGCGGTGTAGAAGCGAGACTGCGGAACGGAGATTTTAGAGGTGAAGTGAGCGAGAATTTCACGCGACTTGGTGGTGTCAAGCGCCATCACGCTGTTAAGCAGCGTGGGCGTTGCATACAGATAACGCTCTTCCTCGGGAACCTCATCCTCGTCCATCTTGTTTTTCGCTTCGATAAGCGCAGCAAGAAAATCAGCAGCATTTGAATATGTCGCCGCTGTTGCCTTGGAGATACCTGTCAGGCCTGCCAGGGTTGCAAAAGTGAACGCGTCCGCTTCGGGCGCCACTCTTGTACGAACAAGCTCAGCGCCTGCCTTGCCAAACGCAAGGTTAAAGCTCTCCTGGTTGTCCATTGCGTCAACAGAAATCTTGGTACCGCGGTCATAATTGTACTGGACTGTTTTCCACTCCAGGCTGACCGAACCATCGGTATAGCCGCTGTTTCTGTCGTAGTCGCCGAGACCGCTTACTGTCATTTGCGGATAGCAAATCTCGTTGACGTTTACGCCGGCTCTAATCATCGCCTCGTCGCCGATAAGGTCGGCGGTCACAGACGCCTTCTTGTAGACTTCGTCAAGCAAATCTACATAATTTTTTGGTAATGCAAAATTGTTGGGCATAAATTTACCTTCTTTCTTTTAATTTAATTCTTTTCTACGGGCGGCAAGCCCATTACCGCACGCATGCTGTCTCCGGAATCATCGCCGCCTTTACCGCCGGTTCTGCCCGTATAATCGGGATTGTCGAGCGGCTCATCAGAGGTGAACAGGTAGTCGTTTTCTTCCTTGACCTTCGCGAGCGCGGCTTTGATGTCGTCGCTCTGATTCTTGCTCGCCTTGATAGCGTCCACGTCCAGCAGCGCGCGCACTGCCTTGACGTTTTTCGCCTTGCTTTCCGAGATAGCGCCGTTTAAAAGGTCGTCAAAATCGCGGTCGGCGAGTTGCCTGTCAAAATCCGCTTTTTGGTCGGCGAGCTGCTGATTAAGGGTAGTAATCTTGCCCTGCAGGTCGGCGACGTCCACACCCTCAAAGCCTTTTAGCTGCTCGGTGGCGGTGTCAAGCTGCGATTTGTAGTTATCCCTTGCGGTTTTAACCTTGTCGTGTTCGTTGACGGTGATGTAGTTTTCTTTCATCGTCGTTTCAAACTCGGATTTTTTGTCCTCTGGGATTTCCAAACCGTAGCTCTTCAAGATTTCGTGAATGTTTTTCATATGATTTTCCTTTCTACATGATTTTTATACCGCTCTGTCTGCGGTTGAAAGTTAGCCGATGTACACCCTCGGCGCGGTAATTTGGATATAAAAAATGCGCTATATCAAATTGATACAACGCATTAATTATTGAGTTTTGATTTTCCGAAAGAAACATCAACGCCCTTCCTGCCGTCAATGTTTATCCTCTCCCTCTGCTGAGGCAGGCTCATAGCCTTTGAAAATTTGGCGTATTCGTCGCTGAGCGCGTGATATTTTGCTTTGGCGGCGAGGATGTCGTCCTCGTCTGCTTCTCCCTGTTCGAGCAGGTGAATTTCCTCGCGCTTTTTACGCAGGGATGTTTCAAGCCGCCGCTGTCTTTGCAGGGCTTCATAAACTGTGTACTGCTTGCCGCCGTACTCTTTCGGAGTGTTTTCCTCGGCGTTCCACTTGTCAAGCTGTTCATCGGTATAAATCCGCTTTGAAATGCCCGGAAAAAACGGATGAAAATCGTGATAACAGTTGGCGCCCTTTAAGCCGTCCACAGCACCATAACCGCAGACGGTGACAAGCTGCTCTTTTGTGTATACTCTGCCCTGCCATGGCTGGTGAGTTGGACGTGCGCCGCGGTGATATGTAACCTCAAAATGATTAGTGCCGAGCTTTTCGGCATTATCCTCGGTTATTTTCGCTACGGCCTGATTAAAGCCGGTCATAAGGGCGCGCCGCGCGGCAACCTCAACGCGATTGCTCCACCCGGTTTCATAATCAACCGTTCGCAAGCCGCTGTCGGTCAGCTCTTTAACGGATTTTTTTATCATGGTGTTATAGTCAAAAACGCCGCTGAGCATACCAAACGCTGCATTGTCAAGCGTGTTCTGATAGAATTTCGCAATCGGTTGAAAAGCTCGTGTGCCGTCTGGGTTCTTTACGGCAAAGCCGAGCGACTGCGTGATGTTTTTAAAGTCAGCGTTCGTCTGCTCCTTTACGCCGCCGATGAGCTGTTGCAGCTGCCTGTTTTCTCGGAACGGAATAAATGATTTACCCATTTTTTTATAAATTGACTCATATCGCACATAGTCCTCGGCGAGAACATCCGAATATATCCGGTCGATTTCGTTTGTTGACAGCGCGAGCGTTCGTTGTATGTACCGCCTAATGACCTCTTTTGCCACACCGAGCTCATACAACCGGTTGATTTCCCAGTCGGCGGTGCGCGTAATGTCTCGATTAACGCTCAGGCGCTCAACAACATCATTCATAATGTTCATCTGCAATCCGCGGTAAAGTTTACTGATACCATCAGGCACAAACTCCAATTCATTTGGATTTAACATCAGTCAACCTCTGCCTGCTGTGGAAGATTCTGTCGCGCTTCGTCAATCGTTTCGTTGCGGTATTTCGCGCGGTACTCTTCAGGGCGGAGCGTGCCGTTTGCAAGGTCTTTTCTATCTTCCTCGCGCTCGCTCGCCTCGTCGTTGAGAATGCTGTCTTTAAAATCGCAGGAGAACTCATAACCGCTGGTTGTCAGGCGGTTATAAAATGCAACAGCAAAAACAAAATCCTCGAGACAAACCTTTAACTGCTCCTGAATCTTGTCAACAGTGTTGCGCTTGCGAATTTTGGCGACATTGACCTCGGTCGCGGTTTTCTCAACATACTGAGGATTTGACAGGTCACCATAAGCTAAGCCGACAGAAAACTCAATGCCGCGTTTGATTTCCTCGAGCCCGGCAATAAATCCGTCCTGTCTGAGTGCCGGCGAAAACTCCTGGTAAAAATCGTCCTTGTCGCCGTTAATGTCCACATATATGTCGGGCAGATGATATTTGCCTGCGCTTTCGGGTTTAACCATTGACATATCCGCGTGGATTTTCCTTTCGGCTGACATAAACTCATAGTCCAGTCTGCCAAATTGAATATCTGCCTTTTTAATCAGGTTGATACCATCCTCAAAGATAGATACGCCATTCGGGTCGTCGTCAATAGTGTTGTCGAGCGGCACAGAGAACTGTCCGAATATCATACGGTCAACCGGGAAGCTGACTTGCGGCGCATAGTTTTTCCACTCGTCAACGTATGACAGCGGAATTTGCTTTCCAAGAACGTTTGCTGTGCCGGAAGCGTAGGCGGTGTTGGTTATCGTCAGCCTGCCATCCGTTAAAGTATGGCGCTCAAGACGCGTATAGAAACGGTCACCAGCCTGTTTGAATTCAGGAAAAATAATATCGCTGTAACGCCCATTGACATCCTCACGCAGAGGGATATATGAATTCGCCGCGATAAACTGCACGGTGTTATCGGCAAGCGGTTTTAAAATCAGCCCTCTTGTGGCAAGACCGCGCTGCAGGTTTTTGTTGAGGTTTCCGGCAAGTGCCTTTTTACAGATTTCGTCTAAACGTTTGTCGGAGATTTTCAACGTCATTTCGTTCAGGGCAACATTGGCAAATTCTCGCGTGATGGATTTTTCAAGGCGCAGGCTGATAACCCTGTCACCATCAATCCAATCAGCCTTGCCACGATAGCACCTATCCCAAAAAGTTATCCGCTCTGTCATCGTCTGCGAAATGCAGGGCTTGAAGCCAACAACTGTCTGAATGTCTTTAATCGGAAACATTCGCCGATACACCTCCTTAAAAAAATTTATTAATCTCATACTACACCGCCTTTATCAAGCGTTTAATGTCTCTTTCAAACGTATACTCAAAAGCGTCAAGGCTATCAATGTCAGTGCTGCCATCGTCGAGCCTTTCATCGCTCAATTTATCTTTATTCCATACCGCCTCTGATAGAGCGGTTTTCAACGTATCGCAACCATCCGTATAATAGAACCTTCCTGCGCCCATTAATCGCAAGGTACAGCGAATACGGTCATTTATAGCGTTTTTTCGTGCACCATGCACGCGTACTGTCGGGAATTTTGCCGCAAAAGCGTGAGCCAAGCCTCTGCCGAGCACGGTCTCAGCGTTATCCCAGTACAATTTGTCAACCCGTCCGAATGTATCAAAAACCGATTGAGCAAAATCAAGCGCGATTCTGTCAATGTCGTTAGGTTCGCACTCCTCGAGGTGCCGTTCACTTTTTAGCGCAATTATTTCTCTGTAATCAGATGTATGAGCTGTTGCGACAAATGCCTGACCGGAAATCGTGCCGCCGAAATCAACGCCGATTGTAACGTCCTCGAGACTGGAACGTAGAAACTGTTTATACGGTAAATCAGGATTGATTTTATCCACAATCTGACAATAAAAGCTTTTGGGATTATCCGCAAATTTGCGATAAATGGCGCCCTCGGCACGCTTCCACAGCCCCTTGATGTACCGGTCATAATAAACCGTGCCTTCGTATTCTTCACACAGGTTTTTTATAAACTCGGGCGGAAGAAAAGTGTTGTCAAATATCGTGTATTCCTGTAGATAAATATCAACATCGCTGTCAATGAACTTTTTTAACCAGTGCGTAGGGTGCTCTGGATTCAAAGAGCCGTCAAAGCAGCTATACGGCTTATCAAGTCGAGATTTTAACATATTGAACACATCTTCGTGCCACTTCGCCACCTCATCTCCGTACGCATATTTGATTGAAGCGCCCTGTAGCTTGGCAACCTGGCTTGATTTTTCCGCGCCTAAGCAATAAACGCTTTCGCCGCAGATTTGCGCAACATTACGGCTGTTAATCGTGCCGACAAGGTCGCTTCCATACCGCTCACGCATAGGCTGTAAAACATTTCGCTCGATGGTTTCTTTTGATACGCCGATAATAAAACACAATCCGTCTTTGCCTATACGCTGCCGAATTCGATATGGAATAATAAAAGTGACGTCAACAAAGCTTTTGCCGGAACGAACCGCACCACTCTTAAAATTCCAACGCTTATTTGCGCGGACAATATATTCTTTTTGTTTAATCGTGTACGGCATT